GAGGATAGAGCTGTTGCTTCTAAAGCTCAAGCTATGAATTTTAAAGGACTATTAGATGCAACAGACGCTGACGCATGGGCTGAACTTTATAGATGCACTTGGGTAGCTTCAGGATGTAAGGATCCTGCTTCTTTATCAGCAGCTAAAAATGTTTACGCTAGTTGGGGTGTGACAAGATTTAATAAATATAACAAAAGTTATTAATAATGGCTGATCAAAATTATAATGGGGAACAAATAGTATTATCATCTGATCGTTTAGTATTTAACTCTACTAATGATGATATATTATTTAAATCAAAAGGTATAACTCACTTTTCAGCTGGTAACTCAGTTAGACTAGATGTTGGACCTCAAGGAACAACAGATCCTAGAAATTTCTTCTTAATCAATTCTCCTAATATTCAGCTTGGATATAGTACTAAAGGAAGAACAGTTGAACCAGTAGTTAAAGGTGATGCTTTAGAAACAACAGTAAATGATCAAAATGATGCTTTATCTAATTATAGTAAAATGATGGAGGCGGCTGTTAATTTTCCTCCATTAGCTGTTATAGCATCTGCTTATTTAAAAATAAAGATGCAAAATACTAAAAATTCTTTAGCTGAACCAGGTAATGTTAAATCAGACACTGTATCATTAATATAATGGGAACAATAGGAACCACACCATCACAGTATAATCAACCAGGTAATTTAAATAATGTACCTGTGAATGTTACTGCTAACTTAGATGCTAGTAAAATAAAACAACTATCTCCTGCTCAAATAGATGCTATTAAAAATCTACCAGGTGAAAAGATAGCATCTTTGAATAATATACCTATTAACACTTATAAAAATTATACTCCTCAACAATTACAAAATTTTACATCTAATCTACCTAACGCTAACAACTATAAAAAACCAGATGATAAGACAGCTGAGGCTATTAAAAAAAGATCTGAAAAACAAAAACAAAAAGCAGGTGAGTTTGAAAAATCACTTGATGATAAAAAAGGATTTTTAAAAGATCAAGTTGGACAAACCGCCAAAAGCGCTCAAGGTGTTATAACAGGTTTACTCACCCCTGTATTAATGTCGTTTGTTAGAGCTGAAAATATAGCAGATTTATTAATTAAAAAATTAACTAAAGACACTAAGAAACAACTTCAAAATAAAGGTACATTAACTATTGAAAATGGTGTATTCACATTTGTACCTAATGATTCAAGTAACTATACTATTTTTAAAAATAATTTTGATAGACGTGTTTCTAATTTAAAGAGAACTGTATCTACTCTTCAAAATATAGTTAATATTTTAAATAATGTTATTAAAGGATTAAATATAGCTTTATCTGTTATTAAAATATATATTAAAATTAAACAAAAGTTATTATTAACTAAATTAGCTAGAATATCAGCTGAATTAGCAGCTCCATCACCAGGAGGTGCTAAACCAACAGCGGGTGTTACTTTATTCCAAATTATAAGACAATTACAACAATTAGAAAAAGATAATAAAAAAGTTGATACATATCAAGCCGCTATAACTGCTGCTCAATTATTTTTAACTATCTTTAAAGAAATGTTATCTAAAATTCAAATTAGAATTAATCAGTTACAGTTTAATATAGTTAATGACTCTAATCCAACATCATCAAATAATAGTGATCTACAAGCTTCGTTAGCAGGAACTGCCATATCAGTACCAGCTGATGAGAATTATGTAAATAATAATGGTAAAACATATATACTTAAATTAGTAACATTACCTAATAATCAACGTCAATATCAGGCATTAGATTCATTTAGTAAGTTAAAAATAACACAAACAGCACCAAGTCGTATTAAGACTGATGCTCAATTACTTGAAGAAATTAAATCAATACTTGGATAATAAAATATTTATAGATATGAAAGCTGATACATTTATTAAATTATTACGTAAGGTTATACGCGAAGAGGTACAAGCTGTTGTAAGGGAAGAGCTTGGAATATTGCTTGAGACTCCAGAGTCCAAGCCAGTGGTGGCAGAGACCAAACAAACCACAGTGAAAAATTCCATGGTTGAATCAATAAAACCTGCCAAACCTACACAGCCCCTCAAACCTGTAAACTTTACTAATAACAATATATTAAATGAGATATTGAATGAAACAGCTACAAGCAGCGATTGGCGCTCAGTAGCTAATATGAATTCAAATATGGCTCAAGGTTTTGGTGGTCCTGTTGATATACCTGTTGTAAATAGTGTAGATCAAATGTTAGCCAGTTCTAGACCAGCTGGAGATATTAACTCAGTTAGAATAGATGCTGTACCTGATTTTTCAGGACTAATGAGTAAAATGAAACAAAACGGACAAATTTAATGGCTGTTAGACAAATATATAGACTTAATCCTCAAGACATAGGACAACCTAGAGGCATTGGTGTTAGTGTTTTATATAACAATAGTACTAATGTTTTTAATTCAACTATAACAACTAAGGAACAAGTCAAGTCTAACTTAATTAATTATGTATTAACTAATAAGGGTGAGCGTTTATATGATCCTAATTTTGGAGGAGACATTAGACGTGCTGTTTTTGAGGCTAATGATGATGCCGCTTTTGAATCTGTAATAGCTAGATTAGAAGATGAAATATTAGCTTATGTACCTAACATAATTTTACAGTCAATCAATTTACAGAAAAATCCTGACTATAATATGGTAACAATATCTATTAATTACCAATTAAATCAGGAAAACCAAAATATAATACTAAATGTAGAAACAAACGGTTTAAATAATCTAGTTTAAAAATGGCAAACACTCCAGATATAAAATATTATAATAAAGATTTTACGTCGTTAAGACAAGACTTAATTAACTACGCTAGAACATATTTCCAGAACACATATATGGACTTCAGTCCATCTTCTCCTGGTAATATGTTTATTGAAATGGCAGCGTATGTAGGTGATGTTTTGTCCTTCTACACTGATAATCAATTACAAGAAACTTTACTTTTATATGCTCAGGAAAGAAGAAACATTATAGCTTTAGCTTACGCTTTAGGTTATAGACCTAAAGTAACTACTGCTTCAACGGTTGTTTTAGATGTTTATCAACAAATACCTTCAACTGGTGCTCCTAATTATAATCCTGATTACCGTTATACTTTTAGAATTGAACAAGGTTCAACTGTTCAATCTAAATCAAACCCAACTATAACTTTTATAACTGAAGAATTAGTTGATTTTGGATTTTCATCTTCATTTGATCCAACTAATGTAACTATATACCAATATGATGGATTAGGCAATCCACAATTTTATTTACTTAGAAAACAAGTAAAAGCATATTCAGGTACTATTAAAACAACTGATTTTATATTTAGCAGCCCAGAACAGTTTCCAATTATAACTATAAATGATTCTAATATTATTCAAATATTAGGTGTTACAGATAGTGATGGAAATCAATGGTATGAAGTACCTTACTTAGCTCAAGATACTGTATTTGATGAATCATTAAACACTCCAATAAACGAACCAAATTACGCTGATGAAGATGATAATGCTCGTTTTATGTTGCGTTTAAAAAAGGTACCAAGACGTTTTGCTACTCGTTTTGAAGATGATAATAATTTATCTCTTGAATTTGGAAGTGGAGTAACTTCATCTCCAGATGAAATTATTTTACCTAATCCTGATAATGTTGGTTTAGGTATAATTGATGGTATTTCTAAGTTAAATCAAGCTTATGACCCATCAAACTTCTTATATACAAATGAGTATGGTATTGCTCCTTCAAATACAACTTTAACAGTTCAATATGTTATTGGAGGAGGAATTGAAACTAATTTACCATCTGATGATATTAATATTAATAGTACTATAAATACATTTATTGATTCTTATAATTTAGATGGTAACCTAGTTACATCTATGAGAAATTCAATTCGTTTTAATAACGCTAATCCATCTTCAGGTGGTGGACCAGGTGAAACAACAGAACAAATTCGTTTGCAAGCTTTAGCTAACTTTCCTACTCAAAATAGAAATGTAACTAAGGCTGACTATTTAGTTCGTACATTATCAATGCCTGCTAAGTTTGGTTATATAGCTAAAGCATATGTTGCTCAAGACTATATAACAACTAATGATACTGACAGACAAAACTTTATAAATAATAATCCATTAGCTCTTTCAGTTTATATCTTATCAACTGATATTGATGATAAAATAACTAGAGCTACAAACGCTATTAAGCAAAACTTAAAAACATATTTAGCTTATCATAAGATTGCTAGTGATGCTATTTTAATTAAAGATGCTTATTATGCTAATATTAAGGTAAACTTTGATATAACTGTATCACCAGCTTATAACTCACAAGAAGTATTAACCAAAGCTATAACAGAACTACAAAACTATTTTGATATAGATAAATGGAGTATTAACCAACCTATTATTTTATCTAACATTTATAACTTAATTGGTACTGTAAAAGGCGTACAATCAGTTGTTAATGTAAATATTGTAAACTTAGCTGGTGGTAATTACTCTCCATACTCATATGATATAGCTGCTGCTACAAAACAAGGAGTTATTTATCCTTCAGTAGACCCAATGATTTTTGAAGTAAGATTCCCTAACACTGATATTTACGGTAGAGTAGTAACTTATTAAAAATTAAATATATGGACTTAAATAAACTAAAAGGACACATTCCAGACAGTGTAATCGCTCAAATTCCAGATGTAATGACTAAGTTTAAAATTGATACAGCTGTTAAGTTGTCTCACTTTTTAGCTCAATGTGGTCATGAATCAGGTGGTTTTAAAGTAGTTAATGAAAATTTAAATTACGGAGCTAAAGGTTTAAATACCATATTTAAAAAATACTTCCCAACAGAAGAAAAAGCTAAATTATACGAGCGTAAACCAGAGAAAATTGCTAACTTAGTTTATGGTGGTCGTATGGGTAATGGTGCTGAAGCTACAGGTGAAGGATATAAATTCCGTGGCCGTGGTTATATCCAATTAACTGGTAAAGATAACTACACAGCATTTGGTAAAGCTATTAATGAAGATATAGCTGCCAATCCTGATTTAGTTGCTACTAAATACCCATTATTATCAGCCGCTTGGTTCTTCTCTAAGAACTGCTTAGGTAAATGTGTTGATGCTTCTGACGCATCTGTATTAGCTGTGACTAAATGTGTTAATGGTGGTACAATTGGTTTACCAGACCGTCAGAAACACTTTAAGGAATATTATAACTTATTGAAGTAATTTCTATAAATAGCCCATATTTATACTAGAATAATACTAATATAAATGGGTGTTTATAAAATATTTCCGTCTCAGGACACAACAATCTACACAGATTATAATACTCTAAACGCAGGGTTAGACGCTATTTTAGATTTATCTAAAAATGCGCCTAACCTTTATGCGTCTTCATCTACTAGCCGTGTATTAATTAAATTTGATAATGATGATATTTCTGATGCTATATCTAAATCAGGAATTAATTATACAGCATCTTTAAAATTATATAATGCTCATGTAGACGGAATCCCAACTAATTTTAATATCAATATTAACCCATTATATCAGAGTTGGGACATGGGTACAGGACGTTTTAATAATATTCCTGAAAGTGATAATGGAGCTAGTTGGCAATATAGAAGTGCAAATCAAACAAATACTTGGACTGTGACTAGTCTACCAGCTGGAGTTTCATCTTCATTTTACGCGGGAAATTCAGGAGGTGCTGCCTGGTATAATGCTTATTCAGCATCACAAACATTTAATTATTTTTCAACTAAAGATATTAATGTTGATGTAACTTCAATTGTATCTGCTTGGACAGCCAGTGTTATACCAAATAATGGATTTATTATTCGTAACACAGGTTCAATTGAATTTGATTATAATTATCAATATACATTTAATTTCTTCTCTAGAGATACTAACACAATTTATCC